GACGGGACCGCGAGAGAGACCCCCGCGGGGGGCGGGGGGGGGGGGGGGGCATTGGGGAAGATTATCGGATATCCAGTTTTTCCAGGAGCGCCTGCTCCAGCACCTTGGACAGGTCCAGACTGTGCTGAAATGCAAGCGTGTCCAACCATCCGGGGAGTTCAACCTCCACGGAGACCCAGGTGGTGTCCGTCTCCATGGTGCTCACCGCTGTGGGGCCGGACCGTATTCACGGGCCATGGCGTCCCGGGTCACGATCCACTGCTTCCCGAATTTCTGCACATCCACACCCTCCACCAGTTTTTTATACTGCACAGCTTTGCGGAGGGTGCTCTCGCTGAGACCCCACTGCTCGGTGGCGTCCGCGAAGGAAAGCAGACGGTCAAACGGTGATGCGACTGGCTGTCCGTTGGCCCAAAGCTCCTCGCCGTCCAGATCCAAGTCATCATTCCAGGAGATGCCGTAGCCGCCGGGGTCCGTTCGGACCTGCTGAAAGAGTCCGGGAACCTCCCGAAGCGGAGCGAATACCGGGTAGCTAACAAACAGCGGCTTCATGTCGTAGGTCTTGGAGAGACCTTCGGCAAAGGACACCAGCAGTCGATATTCCGGCAGCGGTGCCACGGATTTGATTTTATGAAACATGGTGCATCCTCCTTTCACGGCGGAGCGCCGCGCCCCGCTTATTCCAGCGGGGGCAGCGTCCGGAAGTTCTGTGTGTTCCAGATGTCCAGCAGGTCCGGCTGGTATCTGCCGGCCCACTCCCGGATCATGCTGAGACCTTTATTGGGGAGGTCTCCTTCGATCATTTCCAGCGTCTGAATGTCGATGACGCCATTGTAGTCTCCGTAGACCACGTGGAAGTGCGGCGGATTGTGTTCCTTGCCCAACAGGTACATCTTGACGGTCATGCCGTAGAAGCGAGCAATTACTGGCATTTTCATTTCCCCTTTCTGTAATTACAATATCACGATACCGTGAAAATGTCAAGAGAAAAAGGAGAAAAATTATGGCGAGTATCACGGGGAGCGATTTGAAGCAGCCGGTGCGGGTTCAGCGGCTGGAATATGACGATGCTGAGGATACGTTTTCCTGGGTGGATGACTATTCCTCCTGGGCCAAGGCGGAGCAGGATACCCGGAACAATCTGTTTTCCAGCGTTGGCATCGGCGCCCGAGGCGTTACATTCACCATGCGGAAGAGCAGCCGGCTGTCCATGTTTAAGGCGATCCGGTGGCGTGGACAATTCTGTTTCCTGACCTCCATTGTGGACGCTGAGCCAGGCTTTGTGCTTGTCCGGGCTGCCATGTGCGACCCGGTTACCTGCAGAAAGGATGCCAACAAAACCCCGATGGGATTCCGCTTCCCCGGCATCGTGACAGAGAAGTATGTTGGCCATGAACAGCCGGACCTCCACTCGGAGGTGACAACGGACTACGTGCTGGTGACACCCAAGGATGTGGAGCTTTCCCCGGGAAGCTGGGTGATCGCCGGCGGGCAGCATTACAAGGTTCTGGTCCCGCATCTGCTGGACGCATATAAAAACGAGTTTGAAATCCGGAGGAAGACTGCTGATGAGCAGATCTACCACCTTCGACATGCAGCAGTGGGATAAATTCTGGGAATACTGGGAGGACTTTATCGAGGAATGGCCCGAGGTTAAGCGGTTTGCACTGCTCACCATGGGTAGCTCCGTTCTGAAAGAAGTCCAAGATCAGGTTGTCCGACAGGGCGTCAATGACTCTCGCGGCCGGATCCGGCGCTGGCAGGATATGCGCGTCGGCAGCCACAATGGTTACGTGGCTGTTTCACCAGTGAGCGAAGATGTGGCAGTTATCAAAGACGGAAAAACCACCGCAAGGGACATCACCCGATATGTAGACCAAGGCCATGCGATCCGTTCCCCTTCCGGGACGGCAGCGCGATATACGCCCCGCATAAAGAGCGGGCGGACGTATGTGCCCGGTCGCCGGTTCTACAGTTGGGCAAGAATGGACGCGCAGAAAATCGCCCTTGAAGCTGCTGACGAAGCTGTACGCGAGCTTTGCGATGCCATTGACGATGCCATTTACGGCGGTTAGGAGAACGATTCACGATGATTTTACCGAAGGATATTCAGGCCGCTATCTGCGCCAAACTGGAAGATGTGTTCCCGGGCGAGACTGTCTATCAGGATTTAGTTCAGTCCGGATTTACCCGCCCCAGCAATCTGGTTGAGCTTGGAAAGATCTCTCTGGATCCGCTCTCCCTTGGCAATGGCACAGTAAGCCTGCGATATGAATTCAAGTTGACCACCTTCTGTGAGGTGGATCAGGTCCACGACTCACATCTGCCTACGCTGGACCTGCGTGCGATGATGATTATGGGTGCCTTCGCGGCCGGATACCTGAAGGTAGCTGACCGGGCACCGAAAGTCACTTCTTTAGCGGCAGATACAAGCCTGTATGATGCGGCAGAGGTGCATCTGGTGCTGACACTTACCGTTGATCGCAAGGATTTCCTGCCGGAGACCCTTGTGGAAATCATGCAGACGCTGAACACAAGATTTGTTGATATGAAGGAGGAATCCACATGAGCAATCTGACCATGCCCACCCTGACGGTGGCGTTCAAGCAGCGGGCCTCCACGGCGGTGGCCCGGTCCCAGAAGGGCACCGTGGCGCTCATCATCCGTGACGCCGTGGCAGCCGCCAAGGACCTGCAGTATACGCTAACGTCCACGGCACAGATCCCGGCCACCCTGGGCGTTGCCAATCAGGCATCCATCCGCCGCGTCTTCTCCGGCAATACCAATCCGCCCAAGAAAGTCCTGGTCTACGTCATGGACGCTGCCGATGTCATCGCCGCCGACAGTGCGGTGCTGACCTGGCTGGCCACCCAGAAGTTTGACTATCTGGCCGGCCCCGATGACATCACCGCCGCTGAGGCCGGTGTCATCAAGACCTGGCTCCTGAACCAGCGCAGCGACTACCACGCCATCTACAAGGCTGTCCTGCCTGATCTGACGGCAGACAGCGAGGCAATCGTGGACTTTGCCGGTTCTGGAATCCTGGTGGACGGAACCACCTTTGACGCCGCCGGCTACTGCGGCCGCATCGCAGGTCTGATCGCCGGTACGCCCATGCGGCAGTCTATCACCTATGCGGCTCTGCCGGAGGTGGATGACATTGACCGGCTCACTTCTCTGGAGATGGACACTGCTGTCGGCAAGGGCCAGCTGGTGCTGTACCACGATGGAGAAAAGGTCAAGTGCGGCCGTGGTGTCAACTCCCTGACCACCGTGACCGGCAAGAGCGATATCTGGAAGAAGATCAAAATCGTGGAACTGCTTGACATGGTGCAGCAGGACATTCGGCTGACCATCCAGGACAACTACATCGGCAAGCTTCCCAACACCTACGACAATAAGCTGCAGCTGGTGACCGCCATCTCCGTGTATCTGCAGGCTCTGGCCAAGGATGATCTGATTGCCAGCGACTTTAGCTGCGGCATCGATGTGGATGCCCAGGACGCCTGGCTCCAGGAGCAGGGTACCCCCACGGTGGATATGAGCGAGCAGGAGATCAAGGAGGCCAACACCGGCACCCATGTGTTCCTGAGCATCTACATCAACCCCATCGACGCCATGGAAGACGTGGCCGTCAACATCTATCTGTAAGGAGGACACCACAATGGCAATGGAGAGTGCTACCCGCGTGATGAATGGCACCTTTGGCGACATCTGGGAGGACGGTAATCAGATTGCTGAGGTCTCTGCTTTCCAGGTGAAAGTCACCAAGAATTTTGACACCCTGAACCTCTGCCGCCAGATGGCAGAGGACCGGAAGCTGATTGGCGTGAAGATCACCGGCAGTATGACGCTGCACAAGGTCTATTCCCGCGGCAGCGATGATATTGAGGCGTCTCTGGCCGGCCACGACCTGCGGAAGTCTCTGGTTGGTAAGCTGGCCGACCCCGACGCCTACGGTGCGGAACGGGTGGCCGTTTACGGCGTCAGCTACGACGAGCAGACGGTGATGGACTGGGCAGCCGCCAAGGCCGGCAGCATCACTATTCCCTTCCAGGCCACCGGCATCGAGTACCTGGACAAGGTGGAGGCTAACTGATGAGTACTGAAAAGAATGTGAGCACGCTGGATCTTCTGCTGCGACCGGAACTGCCGGATGTGCGGAAGACCCTGGCAGAGAAGAAGGTCGAGGTCAAACGCCTTAGCAAGTTGACCGGCGCCCCCGTGGTATTCACGCTGCGGGCTCTAACCTATGAGCAGGTACGTGATATCCAGGAGCATCCTCGGGGCGAGCAGGCCATCCATGGTGTTCTGCTGGGCTGTGTGGACCCAAAGTGGGGCGCCAAGGAGCTCACAAACCCTGAGAAAAACATCGTGACGCCCCTGGATGCCATCAAGTCTAAGCTGACCTCCGGAGAAATCGATGAGCTGTATACGCAGATTCAGATGCTGTCTGGATACCTTGTCCGGACACTGGCCGACGTAAAAAACGGCTGAGGGCGGGGAGCGATCCGGATCTGGGGCTACTAAGCTACTTATTCCGGGTCCAGCACTGGGGGTACAGGGACCTGCGGGCCCTGTATGAGTGCCGGGACGGATGGCAAGAGATCATCCGGGAACTCGCCGCCTATGATGCGGAGTTGCGGCTGGATGCCGCCGGGCACTGAGTGGGGCCGGAACGGGGGCAAAAAAAACCCCCCCCCCCCGGGGGGGG